TGGCTTACACACTTACAACACATTAGATCAAAGAATGTTATCTTTGTAGGTATTCTTGACGAAAAAGTTGACGAATATGGAAGGACTAATTTTGAGTTACAGATTGAAGGCTCAAAAACTGGTCGTGAACTTCCAGGCATTGTTGACGAAGTTATCACGATGGCAGTTATGCCAGGTGGTGATGAACAACCTCCATACAGAGCGTTTGTATGTCAAACCTTAAATCAGTGGGGTTATCCAGCAAAAGATAGGTCTGGACAATTAGAGGTTTTAGAAGAACCTCATTTAGGTAAACTATTAACAAAAATCAGTGGTCGTGATGCTAATAAAAAATTAAACTTTGCATCACCTAATTCTAGCGAAGGGAGTAAATAATGATTGATTTTAGTAACGTAACATCTGGCGGTGGTGGGGGAGATTTTGATCTCATTCCTGCTGGAACTATTTCTCGTGCTATCTTAACTATTAAGAGAGGTGGCGAGGTCTTAAAAGAGTATTCACAAGAGCCAATGTTTAAAAGCAGTGAACGTGGCACGAAATGGATTGAATGTGAATTTGTTATTGTGGGTGGCCCATATAACAAAAGAAGATTTTGGCAAAACATCATGCTTGATGGTGGTAGAGTAGATCCAGAAACTGGTATTTGTTTTACCAAAAAAATTGGATTAGAAACTATTAAAGATATTATTGATAGTGCCAAAGGGTTGTCTAAAGCCGACATTTCTCCACAAGCCATGCAGACAAGAAACATCAATGGTCTTGAAGACATGGATGGAATGGAGTTTTGTGCAAAGATTGGTATTGAAAAAGGCACAAATGGTTATGCTGACAAAAATAAGTTAGTAGGAACTTTATGTGTGGGAGATAATCAATACATTGGAAGTGGACAACCAACTAATACACCTACTCCGCCTACAACACCTCCAGGTGGTAATCCAGCACAGTCACAAGGTAATGGGTATAATCCAGCTCCTTGGGCTAATAAGGGTGATAAAAAGGAGTAAGGTCAAAAGCTTCTAGCGGCAAGACTCCTTCTTCGTCTGCTAGAGTCGGTTTGGGTGGCACCGATGCCGCAAAGCTACCCGATTTACAAGGGAACAAACAATGATTTTAAGACCATATCAAGAGATTGCAGTAGATGATGCTGCAACTGCGTTAGACAAACATAAGAACACAATTGTTGTTGCACCAACGGGTGCAGGCAAAACAATTATGTTGTCTGCCTTAGTGGGCAAAAGATTTAAAGTTGGAAACAAAGTTTTAGTATTGCAGCATAGAGATGAATTAGTAAGACAAAACAAAACAAAGTTTTCAAGAGTTAATCCAGACATTACGACAAGCATTGTAGATGGAAGTGAAAAAGACTGGTCTGGAAGCACTATCTTTAGCATGGTGCAAACATTATCAAGAGAGAATAATTTAAGTAAAATTAATCATTTTGATTTAGTTGTAGTTGATGAAAGTCATCATGCAGTAGCTGATACATATATCCGTATCATAAACAAAGTCAAAGAAGCTAACAATTCAGTTGAGATTGTTGGATTTACTGCAACACCTAATCGTGGAGACAAAAAAGGTTTAAAGAAAGTTTTTACCAATTGCTCACATCAAATTGAAATCAGCACATTAATTAGAGAGGGTTTTTTAGTACCACCAAAAACATTTGTTATTGATGTAGGTGTGCAAAAAGATTTAGCCAATGTTCGCAAAACAGTCACAGACTTCGATATGTCAGAAGTTGAAAAGATTATGAACAAGAGAGCAATCAACGAAAAGATTGTAGCTGAATGGCAAGACAAAGCTGAAACAAGAAAAACAGTAGTATTTTGTAGCACAATTAATCATGCACAAGATGTATGTGATGAATTTAGAAGAGCTAACATTAGAGCTGAGATTGTTACTGGAGATACACCAGCAGAAGAAAGAAAACAGATTTTAAAAGATTTAGAACATGGTGATGTGCAAGTTGTTGTAAATGTAGCAGTATTGACCGAGGGGTTCGATGCACCACCTATTAGCTGTATTGTATTAACTAGACCATGTTCATATAAATCAACAATGGTACAGATGATTGGCCGTGGTTTGAGAACTGTTAGTCAGGAAGAATACCCTGGACTAATTAAAAAAGACTGTATTGTTTTAGATTTTGGCACAAGCGTTCTTACACATGGATCTTTAGATGAAGGCGTTAATCTTGATGGAGATGCACATTTAAATGCTGGTGCCACACCTTTAAAGATTTGCCCAGAGTGTCAGTCTGAAATCCCTCTATCAAGTCGTGAATGTCCTATTTGTGGGCATGAGTTTGGCGGAGAGGAAAAAGAATCCCTAGAGAACTTTACGATGACAGAGGTTGATTTAATTGATAGATCGCCATTTAGATGGTTGGACTTGTTTGAGAATGAGGTTTGCATGATGGCTAGTGGATTTAACGGATTTGGATTAGTAGCACATTTAGATGACATCTCTGTATGCGTTGTAAAGCGTGATAGAGGTCGTGTCAGAGTTATTAGTGTTGGAACTAAAGAACAAACCATTGCAGCTGCTGATGACTTTCTAAGAGGTATTGAGGATAGTGATGGTGCTAAGAAAGGTAAAAGATGGTTAGGTCAAGCTGTTTCACCTAAACAAAGAGAGGCATTAGCAAGACATGATGTGTTTATTAGACCAATGGATTTTAGTTGGAACAAGTACAAGGCTGCTTGTTGGTTAAATTACTTGTGGAATAAAAAAGCAATTGATGACAAAATTTTACATTATTACGAAGGAGGTAAAAGTGAATCGTAGTGAAGCATTACAAAAAGCAGAACTATTAATTAATGGAGCTAGAGCAAAAACTCATGGGGATGCTAAAGACACACACGAAACTTTTGCTCAAGTTATGAATTTATTATGGAGAAAAAAACTTAAAGAAGATTTAGTTGAAGATGATATGTATGTCTTAATGATAGCTTTAAAACTTATTAGAGGCACACAAGATAAAAGAAACGTAGATAACCCGATAGATACAATTGGTTATGGTGCTTTATGGGCGGAGGCAAAAGATGGCAAGACTACACGTTAAATATTATTTACACGAAGAGAACTCAGTTGGTGTTGAGAAAACGAAGCAAGGTGGTCTTTATTTGCCTTTTTCATTTTCTTCTGATCCACAAGAGTTATCAAATAAAGTTGCAGATACAATGAAAGACATCATTGATAAAAACAAAAATGAGGTTTTATCTGTATATTTTACAGCTCATTTTGAGGGAGAGAAAATTTTAGATGGACATTTATATGTCCAAGAAACTATAGGAGATGCAGAATGGATTACCCAGTCATCGGACACAGTGCATTAGACAATTTAACAAAACTATTTAATAGGATAGGTTGGAACAAAAAAATAAATGAATTTACAGAAGAAGAAATTAAGGCAACAATACTTATCATGCAATTTTCAAAGAAGGTAGATGAAGATGAACAATATACAAAACAAGAACTCGATAAATTACTTCTTAAATATGTCCATGGACAAAATGAAGATACCGAGCAGCAAGACGCACTCTTTTGAAGATTTAATTGATAACAAGATTGTAGAAAAAAACAAAAGAGAACCTAAAAGAAGATATTTAGGTAGTTCTGTTCTAGGCGATAAATGTGCCAGGAAGATTCAATATATGTTTTTAGGTCAAGAGCCAGATGAAGGCAAAGCTTTTAACGCAAAAACATATCGTATATTTCAGATGGGGCATGAGTTAGAGAACACTATGGCTGGTTGGATCAGAAACGCTGGTTTTGATTTAAGGACCATGGATGCCAATGGCGAACAATTTGGTTTTGCGATTGCTGAAGAAAAAATAAAAGGACACATTGATGGCGTTATATGTGGCGGTCCATTAGATACACCTTATCCTATGCTATGGGAGTGTAAAACGTGTAATGATAAAAAGTTCAGAGATTTTAAATTCAAAGGTATTAAGGCAAATCATACTTATGAAGTGCAAGTGGCTTTGTATCAGGCTTACATGGAGCTGACAGATAATCCGTGTTTGTTTACAGTTATTAATAAAAATACAAGTGAAATATATTATGAGTTAGTGCCTTTCAATCAAGGATTGGCTCAGTACGCAAGTGATAGGGCGGTTGATATATTAAAAGCAGCAGAACAAAATGTGATGCTACCAAGAATATCTCAAACAAAAGATATGTTTGATTGTAGATTTTGTCAATTTACAGAAACGTGTTGGAGTAAAGGGGCATGACAACACAGAAGGTAGCAAAGTATCGCCATACCCTGGAGAGATGGTAGTGAATATAGTAAAATTTGGCAATAAAAAACACTCTATGTCAGCAAGAGAACTGGTCGATTTGATTAGTGATAGCGTGCCAGCTCATACACAAATAGAGATATTGAAACAAACATATCCAAATGGTGTTGTGCGAGGTAATTTATTTACCATTGGGTCATTAAGTGGCGAAGCGGGTAAGTCTTTAAAAATAGATATTAATCCCCGTTCTCCATACTTTATGAAAGGTCAAGACTTTAATGGTTCTGATGGCGTGGGCGGCATTGTCAAAATTATGATGGAAGGTAGAAATATGAAATTATCAGAGGTCAAAGAATATTTTGCTGATTATGTATCTGATAACAGACCTGTTGAAGATATAGTATCACCTATTATTAATACACAGATGAAAGTGAGCATAGATATTTAAATGCACACGGAGAGATACTCTGTCTTGTTCGCAGATACAATACTGTTGACCAGGAGGGTAATCCTGTATTAGACGGACATGGTAAACCAAAAAAAGAATTTAGACAGTTTACAGGTCAAAGTAATTATCCAAGGATGCCAGACGTAAGGCCTCTGTATAATATACCGAACATTATAGCTTCAGAAAAAATTATATGGGTCGAGGGCGAGAAATGTGCAGATGCCTTAAATGAACTTGGTTACACAGCAACTTGCACTATGGGTGGTGCGGGTATGTTGTCCAGGAAGTCTGCAAACTTATTTGACTTTTCTCCATTGCAAGACAAAG